ACCAACTAAACCTGTTTTAGCAAGGACTGAACCTACTGATGATACTGGATACACAAAAACTATATCAGAATATAGAAGTGGTAATCTTGTTATTAACAGTCATGGTTTTGACAATAGTATTAATGGTGCAACATGGAGATACACTACAACTGGTAGTGCTCCTAGCGGCTTAACAAATAACACGGATTATTTTATTAGATTTGTTAATGATAGCCAAATAAGTTTACATTCATCTAAGTCAGAAGCACAAAACGACAATGATAATACAAGGGCAAAGGTTAATATTGCTTTAGGTTCAACTACTGCAATTACAGGACAAGATTTTATTAAGGATCAATCATATGATTCTGCACTTTATGGATTTTTCAAAGACGATGAAGTCCTTCCTAGGAAATCAAGTGTAAGAAGACAAGGCGATGATATGACTGGTGCATTGTACTTGCATGATCATCCAGGATATCTTGCAGGCACAACAGGTGATATATCTGAAAGGCAAGCGGCAACAAAACTTTATGTAGATAATTCTTCCTACGCAAGTACCACAGATTTATTTGTTACCAAACAGGGTGACGATAGCCAGGCAAATACGCCAGTAGGATTTGAGGGAAGAGGTTTAAGTTATGCTTTTGGAAGTTTAAAGGCGGCGGCACAAAAAGCACAGGAAATTATGGAATCAGCACCAGTGGAACCAGGTGCATACAGACAAACAATAACATACGATCAAGGTAATGGCATTGCACTTGTTACGGGTGCAGAAACAAAAACACCAAATGCCGCGGCTAAGAATGCAGTTACATATCTACAAAAGAACAGACAATTTATTCAGCAAAGTGTAGTTGACTATGTTCAGGACTATTATCCTTCACATGATTTTGCCGCAACTAATGTACAAAATCCAAATGCAGAAGCACTTCTGTTTAAAAATAAAGCATTTATTCAAGAAGAAGTAACGGCTTGGATCAACTATCAAATTAATACAGGTGCATCTGTTACATACAGCGACGGTACTGCCAACTACACAGGTTTCAAATACAGTTCTGCTAAATGTAAAAGAGATGTAGGTTATATTGTTGACGCTTGGATAAATGATTTATCCAGAGGTGGTAACATTGAAACACGTAGAATAGCATCAAGTTATCTAGCAGGTAATATTAATGCTGTCAAAGTTAATAATTCAAATTCAAATAATACAGTTGACCAAATAGCACAAACAAATGCCGCGGTTGAATTTGCAAGAGATCTGGTGCAAAACTATGTTTTAAAAAATAAAGTTTATCCTACAAAACAAGGATACTTTCAGGCTACTGCAACAAACTTTCAACCAAACAGTTTTCAATTTTACATAGGAACTTCTTCATATGCAAATTCTTACGTAAACGGTGGCACAGTTACAAAGTCAGACGGGACAGTTTTAAATGTAAGCAATTTCACATATGACTATACAACAGGTATTGCCACTGTCACTACTACCACAACACATGGTCTATCTATAAATGATACAGTATATCTAAAAGATATAAATGTATCTTGTACATATGATGGCGTAGTAACCAATAAAATTTATCCTGAGCATGTAGCACAGGCTAATGCTGATCAGTTTACTGTTGAAGCAGGAACATACGGAAGTTCTGCTCCTGCAAGTACAACATTTGACATTTATGTAGGCCCTTCAAAGTATGCACACACATACGTAAGTGGAGGTAAGGTTTACAAAGGACAAGCGTTCCTTACACCAACTAATGCAACCTATGACCCAGCAACGGGCGTGATGGTAGTCACTGTTGGTTCTCACTCATTAACAACGTCAGATGTTATATGGATTAAACCTTATGGTATAACATTTACTTGTGGGCAAGATAATAATGCAACTCTTCATCCGTATCCTAGATCTAAGGATCCAAATTACGGAAAGCCAATTGCAATCACGGCTGTAGATGCTACAACTATTACGGTTAACGTAGGTGTATCAAGCAATACAACCAATCACACTTATGTAAGTTCATCTTCTAATGCAATAGAATACTGGTCAAATAATTACGACATCACAGGATTTTCATACAGCAATACAACTGGCTATGCAACTGTAACAGCTTCAGGACATGGTATGTCAGGAGGCACAGCATGTAAGTTAGATGATATATTAATACAATGCACACAACCAACACCGGCACTTAAAAGATATCCAGATGCTTTTGTTTGCGAACAAGGTACGGGCATAAGAGATGTAAGTGGTAGAGCAACAACATTAACAGAAACTATTGTTTCAGTAATCGCAGGTGGATTGGATAAACTAGTAGCACCTATACAGCCTACGCTTTCTAATAATACATGTGAACGTGATCTAGGTTTAATTATTGACGGTATGATTATTGACATACGTAATGGTACCAACAGTAACTTTAATGCTTTACAGGCGGCGAAAAGATATTTCAGCACACCAAGTGGACAAAAAGCAAGAGTTCAACAAAGCACACAAACTATTGGAGCAATAACAAAAGCAAAGTCATATGTAAATTCAGTTTTAAATAATGTAGATTTAAGAAGAACATCTAAACAGTTTGCAGTAAACTCTGATAACTTAACAAGCACACAATTTGAAGTGACACTAGGAACTTCAACTGTTGTTCATACATATATAAGTGGCGGAACAGTTACATTTGGAACCAATCAATATGCAATAAGCAATTTTGCTTACAATAATACCACAGGAAAAGCTATTATTACAACAACTACTGCACATGGAAGAACTGCTGGAGATGTTGTATTCTTAGAAGATATAAAGGTTTCCTGTGCTGACGGAACAAAACTTTATCCTTCAGATCATTCAGGATTAATTCCACAATACTTAGATTCATCTATAAACAACGTTTCTAATACAATAAAAAATGCTATTGCTAATCAATTTGATATCATTGTAGACATACTCACAAACGGATTCACAGCAGTTGATACTTACACCGTTGTTGAAGGAAGTACATATAGATTGAGATTTGGAAACGGTGGAACTAACTATTACACAGATCAAGGTATTAATTCAAATGTTGATATACTTCCAGGTAAAATTATAGTAGGTAAGACAACAGGTGCTAGAGGTAGAATTGTAAAATATACAAGCGGAGTTGATCTTGGCAATGTAAATTATGATGAAGTAGAATGTGTACTAGTTGAACCTAAAGAATTTAGAATAGGTGAAGAGCTTGAATTTGGTAATCCAACAAATGAGAAACAAATTTGTATTCATGTAGAGTCAGGAATATACTACGAGGATTATCCAATCAAAGTTCCAGACAACGTGTCAATCAAGGGTACTGATTTTAGACGTTGTCAAATTAGACCTGCTCCTAGGATTTCACAATCACCTTGGGTAAGGACATATTTTTACAGAGATAAACTTCTTGATAATTTAAAAATTACAGACTTTACAGGGTCTGATATTGCAACAGCTCAACAAATTACAATGACAGGTAATAACACCGCAGGTGGAACGATTACGGTAACTCCTGCAGATAATATTGCTCCTATTTCTTGGGACGGTGGTTGGTTCTATACTGATAGCGGAGCAGTTGGATTAATATCAAATGCAGACGGCGGAAGTAATTTTAATGTAACACTTACAATAGACACTCTCCCAAATTTAGATCCTATTGCCTCAGGTGCATGGCACATTAAACAAACTTCAAATTACGGTTATCATTATCTTACTGATCCTTTGGATGCTACTAGTACTCCAAAAACAAACGATCAGATGGATGTGTTCTTGATGAACGATGCAACTAGATTAGCAAATATGACATTCCAAGGACATGGTGGATTTGCACAGGTTCTGGATCCAAGTGGCCAGGTACTAATTAAATCTCCATACACGCAGGTTTGTGGATCTTTCTCAGGTTCTATTAACAAACAAGCATTTAGAGGGGGAATGTTTATTGATGGTTTTGCAGGTAATTTAGAAACTGTTATTACAAGTAAAGATGATAACTTTACTCTGAATGTTCAATCAGTGGCAGGTACGGGTTTAAGAATTAGGAAACCTCAAACACCAGCACCATTCTTCATAGCGGGTGTACGTTATCAAGTTGATGCTGTTTCAGAATACGATGGTGGAACAGGAACAGCAAAACTTCTAATTAATAAATTATCAAACGGCGGAAACGGTTACACAGATGCTATACCAGGTGGTGGAACAAATATCTTTATCCAAACAGCTGGTAACAGAAGTATGTTAGCAAACGACTACACACAGGTTAATGATCTAGGTTATGGATTGTTCTGTAACAATGCGGCGTTGTCAGAACAAGTTTCAACCTTTACATATTACAACCATACAGCGTTTATGAGTAACAACGGCTCTGAAATTAGAGCTCTAAACTGTTCTAACGCAAATGGTAACTTTGGATTAGTTGCAGACGGCGCCGATCCAAACGAAACTGTTGACTTGGTTACATCTTTAAGAAACATGCAACAGCCTGCAAAAGTTTATAACGATGGAGACAACTCCGTTGGCTTAGGTGCTATAGCACATGCGGCGGGTGTGTTTACAGTACACGTTTTTGATTGTGATTATCATCCTTATGCAAACAGTTTATTAGACGTTTATACTTCAACAGGTGTAACCACATATGAAGTTACAAGTGTAAGCATTCTTCCAGGTACAGGGTCCACAGCAGGACCTACAGGTAGAAAAGGAAGCAATCTACCTATATACAAATTAGGTATTGCAGGAAGCACAGGATTAGAAACAGCAATCACAGGTGATTATGATGCTAACTTTGCCAGTGATGCGGCACCATACGTTGTAATTAGAATGAATAAAAATCATCTGTTTGATGATGTTGCAGGTGTTACAAGTATTAGACCATCAACAGCATTGGTGTTTGATGAAAACCCTGACAGGGTATATAGAACTATCAGCTTTAACAATCAAGACTCAGATAACTCTCAACTGGCCGCAGATAGATTCCAAATTGTATTCGACAGTGGCTTTGGCCATTTAAATCTTACACTTAGAAATACAGAAGCGGCACTAAACACATACGCAGGCACAGGAACCACAATGGGTGCTACAGCCGGCGATGTGGTTTTAGCTATTGAAAAGTTAACAGATGCACAAGTAACTAGAATTGGCAACAATGATATGATATTTTCCTACAAAGGAAAAACACACATCGTTGGAAGCTACACTGATAGAGGATCATATGCAACTGTAGGATTAACAGACCTTGCTAGTTCTAACATCAACAGTGATTCAAGTTTATATAGTGCGGCAGGTATAGGAGCAGATTTAAGATATTCGCCGGCGGCCACAAGAACAATACCTCTTTCATTACAAGATAATGAAGCTGGTAATATCACAGTAGGTATTTCTACACTTAGAGCAAACGGACATGATTTTGATAAAATTGGTACAGGTGGTTTTAACACAACCAACTATCCAAGTATCATTTATGGTGAACCTACCAAATCAGCCACACAGGCAAACGAAGTAAGCGAAAGAGGAAAAGGTAGAGTATTTTTTGCATCAACAGACCAAGATGGATTTTTTAGAGTTGGTAAGTTCTTCAGTGTTGACCAAGGAACAGGTACAGTTACTTTTGCGGCGTCGATTGCTATTAGTAACTTAGATGGATTAGGATTCAAACAGGGTGTAAGAATTACTGAGTTCAGTAACGATGATACAATGTCTGACAAATCTCCAGACGCTGTTCCAACTGAATTTGCCGCAGAGGCATTCCTTTCAAGAAGATTAGGGTTTGATCGAGTAGGTGGTGCGTTGTCTGGAGCAAATGTTATTGGTCCGGGTGTTGTTGCTAGAGATGGTACAACTCCGCTTACAGCAAATTTAAGTGCAGGTAGTTTTAAAATATTCAATCATGCTGACCCAACTAATGCACAAGATGTTACTACAAAATCTTATGTAGATGCAAGAACACCTTTTGGTAACGAAGCTATCGGAACAGCAACAGCTAATAGAGCCGCAAATGATTTATTAGTTTGGGATGGTAGTGCTTATGATAATGCAACACCGGCAGGTGATGTAGGTTTAGCAGTATCAGGAAACGTTGTTACATTTTCAATTACAGCTGGTGCTATTGTAAACGCAGACGTGAACACAAATGCCGGTATAGCTCAAAGCAAGTTGGCAATGAATGCCGCGACTACCAGAGCTAATGCAACAGGAATTACACAAGCCGATCTAGGGCTAGTAGCATTTGACTCAGATGACTTTGCAGTGACAAACGGTTGGGTAACACTTGCCACAGGTGCTGTTGATTATGCTGATTTACCAACACAAGCAAATAACACCGTACTTGCAAGATTAACAGCTGGCACTGGGGCACCTTCTGCGGTTTCAGTTGATTCATTAATAGATGCATATAGCAAATTTACTACAACAGGTGTTGCAAGTAGAATTGTGCAGACAGGTACTGATGGTAGTATTGATACACAAAAATTAAAACTAGATAATTATGATATCTTAGACCAAACAAACTTAACCATGACCTTAAAGACACCAGGTCAAGGAGTTGTGTTTAATACTGTTGGTACTATTCCTAGTAATACAACAACGACATTTCCTGGAACAATTCAGATAGGTGATACAGATACAACAGCATCATTCTTCCAAAAGAATAGTACTTTTGGTAGTACAACTGATGCAACACTAAATGAACCAAGGTTGGCGAGTGATTGGGTGTATACTTCATTTATTGAAGCACCAGGTGAAAAACTTTCTGCTTCAACGGGTATTGCCGTAGGTGCAGGAACAGGATTCACAAACGCAGGTGAAATTGCCATTATTGCAAATAACAATGTGGCGGCAACTGTGTTTACTCAAACTTCAATGAATCCTTCTTCAAACAATGGATATAATTTAGGAACAGCATCATTAAGATATGGAAATGTTTATGCAACTGCACTAGACGGATTAGCAACAAGTGCCAAGTATGCTGACTTGGCTGAGAATTATCTAGCTGATGCTGAGTATGAAGTTGGTACAGTATTGGTATTTGGAGGTGAAGAAGAACTAACAACTACAGATACCAAGGGTGATAGAAAAGTTGCAGGTGTTGTATCAGAAAATCCTGCACACTTGATGAACAGTGGACTTGAAGGAGAACATGTTACTCCACTTGCATTACAAGGAAGAACACCTTGTATGGTAATTGGAAAAGTAGAAAAAGGTGATATAATTGTAACGAGTGCTATAGCAGGATATGGTATGGTAGACAATAATCCTACTGTAGGAACTGTGATAGGAAAAGCAGTTGGGGAAAAAGATGACGATGGCAAAGGCATTGTTGAAGTTGTGGTAGGGAGAGTATAATGGCTATCCAAACTATTAACATCGGATCCAGTGCTAACAAAGGTGATGGTGATCCTTTAAGAGTTGCTTTTGATAAAATAAATAAAAACTTTGCAGAACTTGATGTTACAAACACAAAAAGAGATGTTGTAGGTTCAGTATTTGCAGATGACTCTACTTTACTTGTTGATGCTGTAAATGGAGTGATACCAGGTTATATAAAATTATCAACATTAAAATCAGTAGCGGCGGCTAGCACAGACTTTGCTGACTTTAAAAGTAGAATAGCGAATCTGACATAGAGAGGATGAAATATGGCAAATAGATTTCCGATTATAGTTGACAGAGATGATCAAAATAAATTAAAAGAATTGCCAACTGGTGATAATTTAGATTTAACAGGGTCAGGTATCATTGGTGCTGGAAACATTGCGGCAACAGGGCTTTCTATAGGTGGAGTAAGTTATAATCCTTTTAGTGGTAGCTATAACGATTTAACAAACAAACCAAACGTAGCAACTGATACAGACGGATTACCAGAAGGTTCAAACAATCAATATTTTACAAATGAAAGAGTTGATGACAGAGTAGCGGCAATTTTAAGAGAAGGAACAGGAATAGACATTGTCTATGACGATCTCAATGGTACAATAACAATTACAAATACAGGGACAAGCAGTGGAGGAAGTGGTGGACTTCCACCTGCAACTAACTTTGATGGATTAGCTAATAATCAAGTTGTAAAGTATAGCACAACTGGTGGTTCTAATAATACAGCGGCTTGGGTAAATGCTTATATAAACTACAGTGAGATAATAGGAACCCCTGGTCTCGCAACAGTGGCTACAACAGGAAGCTATACAAATCTTGTTAATAAACCAAATTTGGTTGATGACATAAGTGATCTTACAGATGTTGATACAATTTCCAATCCACCGGCAACAGGACAAGTTTTAAAATGGGACGGAACAAAATGGGCACCTGCAGATGACATTACAACAGGTGGATCAGGATTAAATGCAGATACATTAGATGGATTTGATGGATCTTATTATTTAAATTATGCAAACTTTACAAACAAACCAACTTTATTTGATTCACAATTTAGTTCACTCACAGGAACACCAACCACACTTGCAGGATATGGTATCACAGATTCAATATCTACTACAGGTGATTATACACAAAACGGATCGGTAACTTTTAATTCAGATGAGGGCATAAAGGTTGGAGGAAGTTCAACTCCTAGGATGCATTTAAGGATTGATGGATCTACTGTAATTGAAAACCTAGTTTCTCAACAAGATTTTGAAATTAGAACCAAACCTGCATCTGGTAATAGTACATTAGCAATTAATC